AACCCACCATCAGCAAATGAAGATTCAGGGAAATTTTGTTTACTAATACTAGCAACCTGTGCACCTGTTTGAGCTGCTATTAAACCAGCACTTGCAAAACCTAATAAACCACCTTGCGCAAAACCTTTGCTAATACCTAAAGCACCATTTATAAGAGCTTGAGCAATATCAGCTTTTTTCTGAGTGTTAAAAGCTTTTTTCTCTATTTCGTATCTTGCAAGTGCGAACTCTTCTTCTGAAATTAAACCTCTTTCTAGTTTTCTTTGCTGTGCTGATAATTCTAAGTTAGCAATAGAATCTATTAAAGACTTTGTAGAGTTAACAGCAAATTGAGCAGTACTAGTAATATTTTTAATTTTATTATCTCTATCTGATATTTCTTTTTCTTTTGCTTTATCGTCAAAAGTTTTATTTATTGCATCTTCTTTAGCCTTAAAACTAGAATTTAAAGTTAATAACGTGTTATCTAGTTTAGTGCCTTGTTCAACTTTTAAATTAGCTTCTTCTATTAAAGCTTCTTTTTTAATTCTAAGCTTTTCTAGTTGTAGCTTTCTTTCATCTTCTATAGCTAATAAAGAAGCATCTTTTTGTAGTTTATTAACTTTATCTATAAAATTTTGTTCAGTTTTTAACCTTCTAGCGTCTTCAGATTCTTTTGCTATTCTTTTAGCTTCTGATTCTTTTTCTTCTTTAGTAATCTTTTTCTCTTTTATAACAGATTTAGACTTTTCTGATTCTTGAACTTGTTTTATTCTCTTAGATAACTCAAGCTTTTCTTTAGCTGTTTGTTTTTCATCTAAAAATGCTTTTTCATCTACAGCATCTTTAAAAGATTTAACAGTAGCATTTTTAAAATCTAGAATAACTTTACCAGTTTCAGAAAAAGCTTTATTAAATGATTCAGAAGTTTTATCTGTAAATTCATCAACTGTCTTTTTAGAATCAGAAAAAGTTTTATTAACAATGTTTGGTATTTTACTAAAATCTTTATTTACAACAGCGTTAACTATTTTACCTAAACCACTAAAACTATTACCTATTACTTTAATATTAGTTTCAATAGATTTTATAATAGTTTTAAAAACTAAACCTAAAATTTTAAAACCATTTACAGTAGTAGTAATAAAAGTTTTAATAGTACCTAAATACGTTTCAATAACTGAGTTAGATACTCTTAAAGTTTTAGTAAACCCTGTAAATTCAGTATTAGCAGATTCAAAACCACCTGTAAGAGTTTTAAAAGTTTCAAAAAGTATAGTTAGAGGTACTAAACCTAATTTAGCAGTATTAATAAACAACCTAAATAACTCAGTAAAAAAACTAGTTTCATTAGCCCATTCAGAGAAACTATTTACACCTATAGCAATATCATCTATTAACTTAGTTATAGCACCACCCTCACTACCAGCACCAATAGTTAAATACAATTCATCAATAGCACTTCCTAACCTTTTCTGAGCCCCATCAAGGTTATCAGTCATTACGGTAGCCTGTCTTTGTGCTATTCCGTTAACATCTAAAGCTTTTGTTAATCTTGCAACCTCTGACCTATTTTGTATCACAGATAAAGCTGCTTCAGCGTTTTGTTTTCCAAACTTTTTAGCAAGTGCTCCAATTTCTGTAAAGCCTTCTTTAGCTAGGTTATCTAAAGCAGTATTTAAACCAACTACACTAGGTCTAAAATTCTCAGTACCTGATTCTAATTGAATAAGTATGTTTCTTAATTTCGTACCACTTTGCTCAACTGTTTTCCCTACAACTTCAACAGATGCAGCAGCCTGAGCTACACTAAGCCCTGACTTTTCAGCAATACCCCCAAACTTGGCTAACTCTTCAGCTAATTGAGGTATTAAAACAGAACCTTCAACAGAAGCAGCAGCTAAAACATCAATTACTTTCGTAGCACCACCAGCACTATCACCAAATTGATTTATAGCAAGTGTAACAGCTTGAGCAGCATCAGCAACATCAATACCAGCAGCCTCACTAAGTGTTATTGCAGCCTCAGTAACTTCAATTAACGCATCAGCATTTTTTAATAATTCAGGTCTTTTTGAACCTACAACAGTAAAAGCTTGAGCAACTTGAACAGCACTTTTAGTAGTTTCTTTACCCATTCTACGGGCTGCATCAGATAGCTTGTCAAGCTCTTTACCTGATTGACCTGTAATAGCACTTAACTCACTTATTGACTTTTCAAATTGCTTGTTAACCTCTAAACCTTCATTAAATATTTCAAATACTTTTTGAATAGCAAATAAACCAACAAAAGCACTACTAATACTAGTACCTAATTTTGTGAATGATTTACTTAGTTGATTATTAGCCTTACCTAGTTTTGTAGTAAAAGAATCCATTCCTAGAGTCTGCTGCCTAGTTTTTAAAAGCTCAGACCTAGTTTGTTTAAGTTTTACATTTAAAGCAGCTCTTTCTTTAGCTTGCTTAGTTGTTAACTTAGTGCTTTTACCTACTTCTTTATTTAATGCTTTTCTAGCACTTGTTAACTCTTGTAAATCTTTTTCTAATTGAATTAACTTTTTTTGCTGTTGGTCAGTACCTTGTAGGTCTACCTTTATAGCTATTGTCTTATCTGCCATATCTTATACGTTAACTGGTTCTATAATTCCTGTAATTGGGTCTTCAGTCCATACTTGTATTAGTAAGTTAGAAGCACCCTCTATAAATATACCTTGTGAAGTTGGTGTAGTATTTCCGTTATCAATTATACTATCATTATTTCCTTGCTGTGAGTTATCAATTGGAACGCTCCCCAAGTCCTCAAACTTAAATAAACTAACTTTTGTTAAACCGTTTTGAATAGGGTTATAATCTATTACATTCTCAATAAAATAATAACCTGTTATATTACTAGGTCTATCAATATAAATTATACTTCTAAAATCTAAATTACTTATATCTGTACTTGATAAATCAAAATAAGCTATCAATCTACCACCCTCCTCAAGGTTTTTAAACATATTAGAGTAATGACTAGCAAATAAACCATCATCACCAGTAAAGCTTAAATTTTTAGGGCTTACAGTATTATCATAGGTTTCAAATATTCCATAAGGTATAGTAGTTGTAGATGTACCGAAAATATTAATCTTTCTATTAGTAGAATCTATATTTGTTTGACCACCATTATTAAAGAAATATATCTTAGGGTTATAATTATCTATCCTATCAGCTGGTTGGGTATCTATGTACTCAGCCCATTCTCTAATAGTGACAATACTTTCTGAGTCAACAAAAACACCATTATCTAAAGGAGTAACTTCATTAGCTCTTTGACCATAAGCAGCACTAAAAGTATCTAATCTAAGTTCATCAGTACCCTCAGTAAATCTATCAGGTAAAACATGATTATAATCAGCGTAAATCCTTTTATTTTCATCTTGCCAACCTTTTAGCCAGTCATCATTATTTAACTCTTTATAACCAAACTTAATATTTCTTTTATATTTTGATATGTAATTAACTTCAAATTTATTACTTAAATCAAGTTTATCACCCCAATTAATAGCACTTGTTTTACTTTTAAAAAATGTATCCCTAGGCTCTAAATAAATAGTTTTAGTTTTAATATCAGTCCAATAATAAATATTAAACATTCTAGTAAAATCATTTATAATATCTAGTAAAGTGTATTTATCAGGTAAAACATTATTTAAAGAAAATATATCGTCTTCTCCTATGTTGGTTAATTTAACCATTGAAAAAGTATTACCAGTTAGTAAGGTAAAAGTATAAGGAGTACCACCACCAGCAGCTTTAGGATTTATATAAATACTAACTTTATCACCAGCAGTAAAAATATAATTATTAGTAAACTGAATTGGAGCACCACTTAATGTACTTACTGAAGTTTGAATAGTATCTATAATAGTACCTGAACCTATTGAAGTTGCTGAATCTCCATTAACTACTACTAACATATCTAAATCAATACCAACAAAAACACCAGCAGTAAGGTTAACTTTAAAAGATGGGTTTAAATTATAAGTACCGTTTTCAGGCACAATGTATTCACTATTTACAGTATCGTAATTATTACCATTATCAAAATAAGGTGATGTATCTTGATTGTAATTTAATCTAAAAAAAGTATCAGCAGCTATTACTAAAGGTGATTGACTTCTATTAACAAAAACGTCTGTATCTTTTACATCTTCATCAGTTGATTTAAACTTTAAAGGAAAATCACAAACTAACTTTTCAATATTTATATCTTGTAAAAATGTACTAGATACCTTATAACCTAAATCATTTAAACCCCTGTTAATAATACTTTTTAGATAAAATACAGGTTTAAAGTCTATAACCTCAGTATCACTAGGCACTTGATTACCACCCCTTGAAATATAAGGATAAGCAATGTCATAAGTATCAGAATCACCAGCGTTAACAGTATTAATGTTTGATTTACTATAAACCTGATTAACACCTACCCAATTAATAGTATTAATTTTTAACTCACTAGCTTGTTTAACCCAATCAATGTTATTACCAAAAAAAACAAGTTCAAAGCTATCAACCTCAAAGCCGTTAAATACTTTTGATACTTGTATAAAACCTGTATCAACTTCACTATCATTAATAATAACAGAACAGGACTTTCTATTTAACGCATCTCGATAATCTTTACGGCTGTTTATATTTTCTACGTTACTTAATAAAGTAGCATTGTTTTTAGTGTTAGGTACTTTAAAAGTTTTTGAATAAGTACCAGTACGAGCTTTTAAGTTATCAAGGTTTACAATACCTAAATTAATAGTAAAAGGAAAGTCAGTAAAATTAGATAAATCTAAATCACCTAGTACATTATTAGTATTATCAATAATTCTAATTACTACATTATTCATCCTCTTAACCCTTTTTCTTTATTTGCAAAACTATAAACTAAAGTAAATTGTATCGGCACGTTTTTTTCATCTCTAATTAACAGACTTTCATCTTCTATAATTATTGGAAAATAACTATTATTAATTTCTACAAAAGCCATTTTATTAAACAAAATACTAGATAAAAAATTATATTCATCTTTACCTATTGAATCTGTATAAACTGTAAATTTCCTAGTACCTACATTTTCAATAACGCTAAAACCTCTATTAGAGCTATTATAAGACGTTTTAAGAGCCTTTTGATAAATTGTAGACTTATGGCTTAAAGTTTCTATTTTATTCCCTTTAAACGTGTAAGAATCCTGCTTTCCGTATTTATTTACAAAATGTATTCTAGTATCAGTATCACAAGCCTCTACAATGTTAAATCTTTTTTTCTCTGACTTATCACCATCAACATTAATAACCTGAATAGTATAATAAGCTACATTGGTTAAACTTATTCCCTCATTAATTAGGTTTTGAGTACCAACGCATAAATCTATGTAAGCATTTACAGGATTAACACCGTATCCGAGTTCCCACTCTGGAATACTTATTACATCGGTATTTAATAAAGCATCTGAAGAGTTATAAGTTAACACCTCTAATCTAAAGTTTTTACTAGGTGCTGACTGGTGGTATAATATACCTATAAACTCATCAGAACCTAACTCTATTCTTTTCTCATAAGGTGTATCAGTTAAAAACAACTTTGTATCTGCTGTAAGTTGGTAGTCTGTAATATTAAAAGTGTTTAAATCAAAATGAGATACACGACAATTAAATACAAATAGCTGTGCTGTTGTAGCATCATAATCTACATTATTAGCATCATCAGGGTCATAATCAGTAACTATTAAACCACCAACTAAAGTAACTTCATAAATTTTTATATTAAACAAACCTTTGTTAGTATCATTATTTAATACACCATTTGAACCTATTGTTTTTGGTGTAAATAATAACTGCTTTTCTGCATCTTCTGAAATATCAACATAGAATGTATCTGTAGTGCCTAAATCAGGCTGAACAGTCCTAGCAGAAAATCTAACACCATTAAATAAAACTTCTATTATACAGTATTGTAAATCTGTAGCATTACTTGTAAACTCATAGGCTATAGGTTGACCTATTATCTGAGGCGTTAAAGAAACGGGCTGAGATGTTATTGTTATTGCCATTTAATTATTTTTAGTGTTAAACTCTTTTACTATTGTAGCTATTGCAGCGTCATAGCCTTTAAATACTTCTTTTTCTAATTCGATAAAAACAAAATCTAATTTATTATCAATTACAAAATCTATAAAACCTTTACGCCTTCCATTATTACTAAAACTAAAACTGTTTTTAGTTGGGCTTCCTTCTTTATGTATAGTTTGTTGAATAGCAAAAGCTAGGCTTTTAACCTCTTTATCTCCATTAACTATAGCCCTGTTTTCAATCCATTTAACTAATACATTTATAGGCACTTTTTTACCCCCAGCTTTACGACCACTATCAACATACTTACCGTAATCGTCCATAAGTATCTCTAATACCATTGAGTTAGGTAATTCAATTATCCTTTGCTCAAAGCTATTAACTAGATTCCCAGTAGCCTCATGACCTTGACCTATAAGCTCTTTTTGAAGCTCTAAGATTATCAATTTACCTATCTTATTATAGTCTACCATTAATAATTAAAAGTACCTGTTATACAATCAGAATCTAATTCAACAACTAGCGTATAAGTTGATTGTACTAGTTTATCATTGTGAACCTCATGAGCTAAGAATCCACTTAAACCAGTTTCTATAATGCTAAAACCGTTTGAGCCGTCTATATTTCTGTTTATTAACTCTGCAATATATTGGTCTAAAATATTATCTATTTCTCCTTGTTTTTCCTGTAAGCTTTTAACCTTTCTTTCTGCTGTGTTATAATCTCCATAACAGAAAATATTAAATGTAAACTGTTTAGCCCTAGGTAGAAAAAGATTGTTATTATTGCCTCGAACATAATTAGGTGAAGAGTTAACTAATATCATTGGATAAGCTTTGTCTTGTATTGTGCCGTTTACCCTTGAAACTTTATCATAAACAAAGTAATTAACAGCGTCAAAAGCATCTGATACCGTTTTAAATTCATCAATAATATCTTTGTATTTAGCCATGGTTTAAATATAATAAAATTAGTAATCTATCTCTTTGAATATACCGTTTAAAGTTTCAAATGTAGTATGCATATCTCTAGGTAAAATATCAATACCAAAAGCCCACATTTCAAAGATAGCTAATAGCCTTCGAGTATTATTAGTATGGCTAGTACTTGAAAAAATTGAGTTTATTCTGTATTCAAAAGCTTTAACAACATCATATCTAAATGTTTCAAATAATTCTACAACATATCTAATATTGTCCTCTGATATGTTTCTACCTCTCCAGTCTTCTCTAATAGCATTAATATAATCAACGTGCATTTTGTTTTGTGCGTCTATTATGTGCTTTTTAAAAGCATCAGGAGTAATATCTTCAATATTTACTTTTAATATATCTTTAAAACCTATTGTACATATTTTTATCTTGTAGTTTACAAAATCTTTACACATTTTACTTTTAATAACATCATACTGACCATGAGTGTAGAACTTCATTAAAGAAACTTCTTTTTCTACCCTTACACAAGTATTAAAAAGGTCATGATGCTGTAAAGAGCTTATTGTTAATTTATTCTTTAGGCTTAAAACTCTATTTATCCAAACTGGTATATCCTTTTTAAATAAAAACATAAAGGCTAAAACCAATATAACTAAAGAGGATATTAAACTACCCTCTATATTTTCTGCTAATACTTTTAATACGCCTTCCATTTTATTACATTAACATAAAAAAGTCACCCCCTGAAGTATCTACTGAACTTGATAAACCTTTTATTTCTGTTCTGTCTAGTGTTATACTTCCAAAAGTAGAAGTAGACCTTAAAGAAATACTACCAGCACTATGACCACCATCAGCACTTATAGCACCTGTAGCTACTTGCCTATTTGTGTTATGTTGCGTGTAAGTTCTATTTGTACCCTGTGGTATTTGTTGGCTTGTAATGGCGTTAATACTACACGAAGTTATCATAATTAAAGAATCATCTTCAACTGTTAAACTTTGTGTATTTGGCGTTGACTGTCCACCTGTTCTAGCACTAGCACCAATACCACTAGAATCTGTAAAGCTTCTTATGTGTAAGCTTATCGGATTCCATTGTGAGTTATTAAAATTAACTCTTAATTGATTATTTCCTGTTGGTGGGTTTTCTAAATAAAAAAAAGCCATTCTTTGACTTAAACCACTTCTATTAATTTGATATAACTGAGTCATAGCAACACCCCCATAAGTACAACTAGTGTAAGTCCTAGCATTACTCATAGTAAATTGAGCTATTATTAAACCATCACTACCAGTATTATGTGTATGGTTTTGTGTTTTAAAGTTAGCCCCAGGAGTTGGGTTAGCACTTGTAGTATTTCCTTTAGTTGGTACAGCCATTATAATTGGTTTATGTTAGTAATTTCACTAAGGTTTAAACCCTCAATAGTTTCTACTTCTGTTCTAGCCTCATTAACATAGCTAACACCACTAAAAAAAGCACTTATTGATACTTCACCTATTTCTAATTTAGTTCTGTTTTCTCCTAAAAACTTACCTAAAGTACTATCATAATCTTCATTTATCTCATTTGCTACACTTATATCAGTTGTATAACCAACATCACTATATTTAAGATTATCTAAACCCTCTAATTCTATTTTGCTAATTATAATCATTTTACGCTTCTGTTTTAGTTGCTACTATATCCCATTTAGTATCCGTTGAATTATATACAAGCCCTAAATAAGTTATCTTACTTGCTACTGTTGTAGTTGGTAAAGTCACCCCTATTGCTCTAAATATTGCGTTAAAAGTAATACCTCTAGCACTACCATCATCTTTAATTCTAACTATTACCTTTTGACCTTCTACAGGCGTACCAGTTGGGGCTGCTATTGTTAAGGCTTCAGCTTGAGCTGTTACAACTATAAAATCATTAACATCAGAATCTATTGTTAATGTTGCTGTTGAAGCTGTTGTAATAGTTATAGGGTTTACTATTGCTTTTCTTTTAATGCTTTTTTTAACAAATGAAGCTCCTGAATCTTCTATAATAAATTCATCAATATTAGCAATTGTTGTTTTTTCAGTTATTGCAGTAATCTCATTAGCAGCGTTAACATGAACAGCGTTCGCATCAGTACCACCACCACCACTAGAAACATCTATATAACCTTTCACAGCAGTATATAAAGCATCAATATCAGCCGTAACAGGACTTGTTACTTCACTATGTTTAATTGTTATATAAATTTGACCTCTTTGATTTCCGTCGTCGTCAGAGTCATCGTAAATATTAATATTAGTACCTCTTTTTAAAAGTTTAACATTTCCATGTTTGATATAGGTGACTGCTCCAGCGAAGTCAACTTCTATACCACTAGTTAAATTAATTATTGTAGCCATTAATCTATAAAGTTTCTGATTGAAATATAAAGTTCATTAATATTGTTAGAAGTTGGGTTAGTTACTTCTGAGCTTGTAAAGCGTAAAGCGTTGGCACCTGAACGCCGTTCTGAATTGTCGTATATTCTTACTGTATCACCTGATTTAATTAGCTTACAGTTAGCGTATTTAATGAAATAAACGCTTCCACCATCATCGGTAACCTCAATGCCATCTGTACTATTTATTATTGTTGCCATATTTTTAGATATACGGCTTATAGGTGGATAAAAGCTAATATAATAAAAAAAGGGGTAATTAAACCCCCTCTTCCATACAAAAAAATTATTAAATAATAACTATTTCATTCTATTAAAATGTTTTATTATTATTCTAATGGCTATTAAAATAAACATAAAAGCAAAAACACTCACCCCTTAATCTTTAAAATATTGTGTATTTGTCTAAAGTCATTTAGTAAAGAAAGTTTATCATTATCCTGAAATCTTGACTCAATACCATCTATTAAATCACTAACCTCATCAACTTGTAATTCTACCATTTTAATAGCTTCTCTAATCTCTTTTGTCTTCTTAGACTTTTTTAATGTTTCTAAGTCCGTTAACATAGAATCGTAAACCTCTTTTGAATCTTCTATTAACTTAGGCATCTCTTTAGCTGCTTTAACCTCTAAAGCTTCTTTATCATCAATCTGCTTTAACTGGGCTTCCCTTTGCTTAATTAGAGTCATTTTAAAGGCTAATTCGTTTTGTAATCTATAACCCTTATCATGACATTCAAACTCTTCTAATTCACTAGCATATTCATTAGTAAAAATGAAGTTTGTAAACTTCTTTAAAAAGTCTACTCTGTTTTTATAACTGTCTAACTCTTCTTGTAATTTGGTTTTAGTTGCTAACATTTAATTTTCTTTTAATAATTCGTATTTAGTGGCTTCAGGTATCTGTTTAATTGCAAAATGTAAGTCCTCTATTGCATAACCAGTATTCATAAACTCTTTTTTTGTTAGGTCATCAGCACATACTATAATGTAAAGTTCTTCATGTTCATCTTCGTATTCATCTTCGTTTTTATTGTATTCAGCCATAAGTTAAAATCTTTATAACTAATATAATAATTATTGCTAATACTGTTATCTTACTAATCATTTTCTATGTTCACAAATTACATCAGAATCAATTAAAACTTTTAACCCTATCTTTTGAATATCTGTAAAGACAAAGGTATCACTAAAAGCCCTATCACTAATCTTTCTATCTACTCTAAATTTAACATGCTCTAAGGCTTCCCTAGCAAATAAAGTGCAACCTATTCCAGTAGCTGTTATCCTTGCATCTGAGTCATCTAATAAGCCCCTTAAGTCAATTACACCCTTACCCATTATATTATAGCCGTTAGACCTTTCTAAAAGCTTTTCACTTCTCACAGCTCTACTATCAACGGTTGAGGTTAAACACAAAGTAGGCTCTTCCCTCATTATCTCATAGGTAGCAGTAACAGCACCAGCACCACTAACTTCAGCATGAGAAACAAACCTTTCTAAAATACATTCACCTGTAAACACATCACTTTCAATCATCATTAAATAGTCGTAATCACCATTTAAAAAGTATTCTCTTATAATGTTTTGATGCCTTGCTAACTCTTCTCTAAAGTCACCCTTAATAGGCTCATGTACTGCCTTAATGCCGTTTTGATGCCATCTCTTAACCTCTTTAGAATCTTTTGAGTTATCCACTACAAAAACATCATATAAAGGATAGGTAAAGGTTTTAATCTGTTTTAAAAAAGCCTCTTCACAATACTTCTTTTTATCTGAAGTTGGGAAGGAAACTAATATTTTAGGATAGTTCATAGTTTAAATTAAATCAAGAATAAACATAAAAGCAATTCCAGTAATAAGTATTAGCCCAGTAATAAAATCTTTAATTTTCATAATGTTTGTTTTAGTTGTTTAAAAAAAGCCCCTTAGGGCTGTTAATTAAGAATAATAAGCAAGTTCATAAAAAGAGTTGTCATCACTTTGTTTTTTATTTAAAACTGTTTCTAAAGCTAAAGATTCAGAATCACCTAAATTAACTAAAGAATTAAAAGTTTTCTTTTGTTCCTCTGTTAGTTTTTCGATTATTTCTTTTAAGTTTTTCATTTTGTTGTTGTTTTTGTTGTTGTTGATATATCAAATATAATACATTTATTGTGTAATAAAAAACTAATACAGTAAAAAAATAAAAATAATTTACAAAACGCTTATTAATTGGTCTATCAGGCTCTCATTATTATCAAAGTCTAAAACCTGAGCGTAGTTGTCATCTTTGCTATAATGTATAATGCTAATCTGTACGTATAAGTCATTAATAGAAACTATCTGATAGTATTTATAAATGCCTAGTATCTCCCAATGGAAGAAGCTACAAGCGTCTAAAACATCTTGCAAATAGTCATCTCTGGTCATCTCTTACGTTTTTGTTTCTTCATGGCTTCATCATGTGCTTGCTCTTGGTGCTCAGCCTTTAAAGTATCTTTAGCAATATCTAAGCTTATAAACTTTAGAACCTCATAAACATTAGTACTATAAACACTTTCTAAAGGCGTTTGACCTTGTTTATTATAAATGCTTTTATTTGCGATGTAATACGCTCTATCCACCCAGAACATTTTACTAAGTATCCTTTCAGATAATGAATGTACTTTTTTCCCTTTTTTTTCAGGGTTAAAGATGTTATTAAAGATTCTTGTAAGTTCTTTTGTAAAGACTGCAAAAAAAAATACCCTCTATAAACTTCTGATACTGTTAAGTTTTCAAAAGCTTTAGCCCTCATTTCTATTAACTCTTCATTGTATTGTTCAGTTTCATTTTCCCTAAACAGGATAGCCGTTAATTTAGATAAATAAGACCATTTACGGTACTTCTTAGATTGAAACAAACTAACTAAAGCTTGAGATTCTGAGAAGTGCCGATACGTAGCACCTCCCAGCATCTTATCAATACCTCCAGCAGTCTTAACAGACTTTATAAGTTTATACTCTTTTTTTCCTAATTTAATAACCTCACTTTCTCCAATATCATCTTGTGATGGCTCACCTAAAAATTTAGCAACTAAACCAAATAACTCAATTATACTAAACCCTGTACCACTTACATCTATTTCAGATTCTAAATAATCTCTAGGTATATTAGAAAACAATTCTATCCAGTCAATGTAAAAAGCTAATAACTTATCTTCTGTTATTGGGCTTTCTTCTTCTGAATAAATATAGTTTTTTAAATAGATAGGCATATTGTTAATGTAGTCCTGAGCTTTGCCCATTTCTTTAACAGTAACATCTTGCCATTTGTTTTTAATTTGGTAATCAGTTTCGAGGATAGTTGCGTTAATCATTACTTAATAATGTTTCTAGCTGTAAATATTAAATCTTGTTTTATTTTGTTAAGCTTTGCACATGAAGAAGTGTTTAACTGTTTCCCTCTTTCTTCTTTAACTGTTTTATCTATAAACTCAGCTATTTCTGTTAGCTTATCTGATAAACTTAATTTGATTTCCTTTTGTTCTACTTTCTTAACCTTAACAGGCTTTTTAACTTTCTTTTCCATTGTATAAATATAATAAATTAAAACAAATGTGTTAGTCTAGCAATTTGCCCATAATCTTTAGAATGTATAAAAGCTTCTATTGCTTTTTTTGCACCTATATAACCTTTTCTGTGGTGCCATGCGTCAGAACCTGAAGGGCTTCTAAGATATTCAACCGTTACACCTTGGTAATCTTTACCACTTTGGAATTTAGTAGTTTGTTTGTGGTGTATATGGTGTAAATAAACATACCTATATTTAGTTTTTGCCCATAGTTCAGGGGCTTCATTTGCCATTAATAAAGGCATATCAGCCATTTTAGCACCATCACCATGACTTGAGCCTATCAGGTTAACACCATAATTGTAGTACTTTCTGTGATTGTTGGATATATCAAACGTTATATTTTTAGACTTTCTAAACCAACAAAAAACACTATCAGCTAACATATAACCACTTATGTAATCATGGTTACTAGGGTTATGAATAATATGAACATCAGCAATATTAACAAGCCTTTCAATTATTTGTACGTATAAATCACGAGCCCTTAAATAATTCTCATGCCACATACCTGATACATCTTGACCAGTACCAGCAGTAGTACTATTAAAAGCGTTATCAATATGTAGTACATCATTACCTATTATAAAAACTATCTTATCTAATGGGAAGCCTTTAGCCTTGTTTAAAATACCTTCAACGCCTTCTAAAGCTCTATCTATTGCCTTATCTGAATTATAACCGTCATTAGTTTCTTCTTGATTAGCGTATTTACCGATATGTAAATCAGCAATATCTAGGACTAATAAATGTTTATCCGTTATCTCTTTTCGTTTTATCTTCTTATAAGATGGGCTATAGGCTTTCATCTCATTAATAAACTTAGCCCTCATTTCATCAAATGAAATAAACCCTTCTTTGTTTCTAATAAAGATACTAGCATGCTTACCTTTTAACCAGCCATGACTCCAATTATCAGGAAGTGTAAAGTTGTTTTTACTTAGTTCTGATTCAAATGTATCTGAAGCGTTATAATCATTTACAAAATCACATATAGTACGCTTATGTATTGATACATTGTATTTAGATTGTATTTCTTCTGCTATCTGTGGGTAGGTTTTGCCTTGCTTCCTTAACTCTAAGATTTCATCTTTGTAAGGGTTTAATTTACTCATTTTGTACACGTTTGAATAAATATAATAAATTTTTTACTTATTAAATTTTCAATTTGCAAATCACAAATAAATGCACTATTAAGCTATAGCCCTAACTTTTTTACGTCTGTTTGTATTTCTATCAATAGCCATGATTAGAACATCAACCATATCATCATGTAAAGCATTAGGAAAAGCTTTAAGCTCATTTAAAAAGTCATCTATGTAACGACCATCTAAAAGGTTTACACGCCCACTCTCAACAAAAGCACTAATTGAATTAGCTCTACTAATTTTATCCTGTGTAGGTGGCTTGTCTTCCATTATGTTTAAACCTGTAGACCTCTTCAACATTTGAACAATACTTTTACCACTTGCTTTAGGCTCTACATAAATACGGCTTCTATTATTATAACCGTTTAAAGATGTAAATGTTAAAATCTCTTTTATAAGTTCAGGGAACTCTAATCTAACGGCTTTAACTTCTTTTATGTATAATTCATTGTTATGAAATGCAGCACATAAAAGAGCCGTAGCATCATTGTCTTGTTTGTTAGTATAAGCAGTATCAAGATAAAAGTCCCACTTTAACAAATCAGGGTTTATATTTTCAGGTAAGTTTTTAATAATGTTAAACCATTCCCCCTTAAATATACCACCTTCACTAGGTGATGGAATTTGTGAATATTGCCCACTATAACCATAAGAGCCTAAACCTATCTTAAAACTGTTTAAAGTTGTATGAGATAGCCTTTCAGGAAACAACAAACCATCTACATAATTTTCTTTTAATGATAAAGGTTTAACATATTCAGATACCTCAGCTGGTAAACATATATGCTCCCAATTATAAGGCTCTTTTTCTAATAGCATACCTGTTAAATCATTCTCATGTAGTCGCTGCATTATTACAATAAATACGCCTTTATCAGGATTGTTTAAACGGCTTCTAAGTGTTTCGTTAAAGAATCTATTTGCGTTTTCCCTTTCTACTTCTGAGCGTGCTAGTTGTGGGTTTTGTGGGTCATCTATAACAATTATATCACCACCCATTCCAGTTACTGTACCACCTGTACTAGTAGAGTATCTTAAACCACTATTAGTATTAGTATATCTTGATTTAGTGTTTTCGTCTTTAGAAAGTTGGACGCCAGGGAAATGATTAATAAACCAATCAGACTCAATTAATCTCCTTGCCTGAGTGCTTAAAGTAATTGATAGGCTTGATGAATAAGATGAACTAATAAATTGTATTGAGTCTTTTAATATCCAGCAGTAAACAGAAAAGAAAACGTTTACTAATTCACTCTTTAAAGTCCTAGGTGGTACATTGATTAATAAGTGTTTCTTTCTAGGCTCACCACTTACAACCCTATAAGCTTCTTTTTGTAGCCTATCACATAAATACTTTATATGCCAATTAGGAGTAAGCTCTTGACCGTTATGAATAGTTTTAAAAGCATCTAAAGTAAATTCATAAAAAGATATACGATATAAACTACATTCAGCTTTTATTAAGTCAAGGTCTAAGCTGTTTGATAATATCTTTAAGGGTTGATTCATTTAATTTACTGTAATCAATTTCAGTTTTAACTTCTGATTTAATATCAGCTTCTATTTCTGTTCTTGATAGCTTAGGCATTATATATTCTCCTAAACTTGTTACTAACTCTATTGCTTTAGCTGGATTGTTTTTTGCTACTTCTTCAATCCATTCTTGAAACTTAGGTACATTGTTTTCTACAAAGAATTGAAAAGAATTTCTTAACTCTTTAGTAGACTTATTAGGACTACCTTTTCTTGAGCTTTTCTTACCTGCATTACTAGCAGCATCTTTATCTTTAAAATGTCCTTTCATAGTTACTAAATGTTACTTTAACTTATTTCAGTCATTATTTTGCTTTCTTAAATCGCTTATATTATAATCAGGATTAGTCTTATGATATGTATCAATAATTTTAGTATCAACCATAATACTATTTAAAAATATATGCTTTGTGCCATCACATTTAACTTTCCTAGCATTTGTAAAAACATAGTCATAACTTTCTACTTTGTAAGTACAGTCTTTATGAACAAACCAATCACCCTTTTTTAATGTACCTATTTTAATCATAAAAGTATTCTTTTACTGCTGCATCGTTATAACCTAAAGCGTGAGCCATTTGTTTACATAATTCATAATATTCACTTATTTTAATATCAGGCTTTTTAGCTTTTATTGATATTTTTTCATCGTAATGGCTAACACTTATTTTAAATTTCTTACTCATAATCTTCTTTTTTAAATATAATAAAAATTTTAACAATATTGTAAATTCAATTTTACTGCGTAAAACAGTCGCTCAAGCTAATTTACAAGGGCGTTAGGCACAATTAAAACAACCGTTGCTGTGCCGTATGTTCTTTTAGTCTTTTCATTGCTTTGTCGTAGTATTCTTTATCAAGTTCACACGCTGTTAAATCGTATTTCATATTATGACAAGCTATTGCAATACTGCCACTACCTAAGTGCGTGTCTAATATCTTGTCTCCTTCTTTGGCGTAGTTATGTAAAAGCCATTCATACAAAGCCACGGGTTTTTGTGTTGGGTGTATTCTTACCTCTTTGTTTTTCATATCGTGTTGGAGCATACCGTTCCAAACAATCTCACAAATATTAACGCTTTTACTCCCGCTATAATAAGCAAGTTCAGCCCTACCAAATGCAGTCCCCTTTTTATCCCAACAAATACGTCCACCGCTTAAATTAAAGTTGTTGTAAAAGTTCACACCCCATATTATTTGATGCTTACTTACTCTTATAAGTTCTTCAAAATATTCTTTTGGTGGCTCTACATTTTTAAATTGTTTATATTTTGTTCTTTTTGTGGCTTTGTTTTTACTATTTGAAGTAAATGTTTTTGTAGCATCTGATATAGAACCGTAAGGGGGGTCTACTATTGCAAGTTCAAAGTAGTTGTCCTCATACCTCGCCATTAGTTCCATATTATCTTCATTTGTTATCTTCATATCATATTAAATTAAAAGTGCCTAACAATGGCTAAAACGGCATTAAAACGACCGTTTAGCCTAAGCGTTATGTGCAAGTGGTGGATGTTCACAAATTCGCTGTGTTCACAAAACATGAACAAGTAATATAAATGAACGCTATAC